TCTTTAATTATTTTATTTATTTATATTTGATTTATTAATTGAATGTATTAATTGGATGTATTTGTTAGATATGTTTCAAGTATTCTTGTGTGGTCGGGAGAAAAAAAAGAATGCAATACCTTTTATGTGTTAAGGGAATAGGGATTAACTATGAAAATATAATTAAGGTTTTAAATTTGTACAGAGTAGAAGCCAATTGATTATTTATTACCAATGGGTACGGTATCCAAAGGTATGGAGGTTCTGTAATATATATAGTATATCCTTGTTTTAATAATTCTTCCCCTTCTTCTTTTAACAACAAAACAAAAAATATTTTTAGTAGGTGGGGGTTATTTTTAGAAAAGGTATGTTATAACAAAATAGGTATGTTAAAGTAATTTGTTATAACAAAATAGGTGTGTTATAACAAAAATGTAAAGAATTTGGGCATATTTGTTATCACAAGGGGGTTGTGTTATAACAAAAATGTAAAGAATATTGACATATTTGTTATAACAATGGTAAGATGTTATAACAATGAAAGACACATACATAAGAATAAGGGTGAGTAGTGAGCAGAAGGATATTTGGAAGAAAGAGGCTTACAGAGAGGGAAAGACTATGACGGAGTTTGTTATAGATGCCGTAGAGGCTTTTATAGCAAATGATGATGATATGATAGACTATGGAATAACGGACCCTGATATTATAGAGAAATATAACAGAATGACGGATGACGGAAAGGAGTTTAAGAATTATTTGAATAAGGAGGAGGTGAAATGAAAGACATACTTTGGACAATATTGGGTATAGTGTTGGTATTAGTGGGGTTTAGTATTCCGATATTATTAGCGTTTTTGGCACCGTATTTAGGTGGTTGGTATGTGATTTTGGGGCTTATTTTAATGTATTTATGGTTTGATAAGGTAGTTGGGTATCGTCCGAGTAGTAGTGGGAGTTATGTGCCCGAGGAGGATGCTGGGGGGACGCAGAGTGGGAGATAAATTATAACAGTTTTAATATGGGTTTTAGGAAGTTAATCAATGTAGCACCAGTAGCGAAGCCCAGAATGACGAGGAGAGATAGGTGGGCGAAGAGGGATATTGTAGTTAGATACAATAGTTACAAGGATATGGTTAGGTTGTTAGCAGGGGATTGGGAATTGCCTAATGAGTTCAGGGTAATTTTTGGTATTCCATTCCCAAAGAGTTATGGTCCGAAGAAGAGGGAGGAGTTATTGGGTAAACCGCACAAGATACGACCTGATATAGACAATCTTTTGAAGGGGTTATTTGATGCTTTTAGGGTAGAGGACGGGGATATTTGGCATGTGGAAGCGAGTAAGATATGGACAAGTGGAGACGGTTTCATTTTAATAGAGAGTTTCGATGAGAGAAAAGAGTATTGATAAGAAGCAGAGAGTTCCTTGGACGAAGTTTATTAGGCAGTCCAAGAGGTATTTAGGGAAGGTAGGCAAGGAGTTTATAGTAACACGTGCGGATGGGAGTTACTTGAGAGTAAAATACTTTAGTCCGTATAGAGAAGATATGGCGATTAAGATAAAACAGGAGGAGGATGTGAATAATAACAACAAGGGGGAGCACAGGTGTCATATATGTGGGAGTTCGTACAGGGTAATTTGGGTAGTGCCGTTTGATGCAAAAGTTTCGCCAGGGTGGTATTGTTATAAGTGTAGAAAGAAGAGAGATATTTTAGATATAAAGGTAGCCAAGAAGTATGGGAAAGTGGTTTAAGACAACATATTTTAAGTCTAGTAAAATGAAAGAGCATGTATTTGGTGGCTTGAATGTAGGAAACTGTGCATTGTGTGGAGAGTTTACGGCTTTAGACAAGCATCATAGGGTGACACAGAGCCGTGGGGGACAGAAAGAAGACGAGATAAATGTGTGTAGGAAGTGTCACGACTGGATAGGAACACACCCAGAAGAAGCAATGAAGTATGGATTATACTTAAAAGGTTATAAAATTAAAAAAGAGGAGGTTCTATGAACAAGGAGTTATTAAAGCTGTTACCAAGCGACCAAGAACTAGCGAAGTTGAGTGCAAAAACTCAAGTTGTTATGACATCAAGAAACGAGTTGCTTTCGCAGATAGGGACATTAGACTTAGAAAAAATGGAGTTAGAAGAGAAAATGGTTTATGTACTGGGGTTAGTGAGTTTAGGTTTTGATTTAACGAGAGCTCGTAAGCTATTAGGGGTTTCCAATAGAGAGTTTTATATTTACAAGCAGGATGAGCGTCATGAGACTATGATAGAGAATGCACAGGCAAGAGGAGAAATGGTTTTAGAAGAGAAGGTCTTGTCAGAAGCAGAGAAAAACCCTAAAATGGCATTTGAGCTTCTTAAAGAGAAGCAAAGAATGATGGAAAAGAAAGAAGACAGAGATAGTCAAAATGCACGAACTATATGGGATATAATGCAGGAGAATGCAAAGGAGCGTGGTATAGTAGAAGGAGAATTAGTTGACGATATTTTAGAATGAGCGACATGCTACATGACCCTAAATTAGAGGACTTAGCCAGGAGAGACCCTCGCAAGATTATCGAGAGTATGTTTTTTATTGTTAACAAAGCAGGTAAGAAGGTGCCATTTATTTTTAATGCCCCACAGAACCTTTATTACAACGAAAGAACAGCTCGAGACGACATACTCAAGGCTAGGAAAGAGGGTTTTAGTAGTATGATACTAGCAATATTCACTTGTAAGTTCTTGTTTGTGCCAAACAGTGTGTGTGCATGTGTTTCTCACAGAGAAGAAGATACAAAGAGACTACTTGATAAAGTGTATTATTTCATAGAGAACTTACCATTTGAGGTTGAACTAGAAAAGGCTAGTTCTAGTAGATTGCGAATTAAGAGTATGAACACAGATTTCATTATAGGTACAGCAGGTTCTAAGACATTTGGTAGGGGTGATACCATACACAACCTACACTTATCCGAGTTCGCACACTACCCCAACTGGGAAATGGTTACAGGACTTCTAAATGCCGTTCCTGATGACTTAGAGAACACTTACATAGTAAAAGAAACTACGGCAAACGGGTATGGCACACCTCACCACATGGCTTGGCTAGACGAGAAAAGAGGAGACAGTGTTTTCAAGCCAATTTTCTTTTCTTGGGCACAAAATCCAGAGTATCAAATGGAAGTTAAGCCTGGAGTGGTGTTTACAGAAGAAGAAAGGAGTTTGCAAGAAGCATATGACTTAACGGACGAGCAATTGATGTGGAGAAGATGGAAGATAAGTTCTATGTCGCCAACACAGGACTATTCTCGAGAAGACTTATTCAAGCAAGAGTATCCAATGACGGATAACGAAGCATTCTTGAGCACAGGGCGACCCATTTTTGACCCTGAAACCTTAGAGTGGTATGAACAAGCTATTTGTATGAAGCCAATAAAGAGAGGTGAATTGGTAGGTTATAATCCGCCATATGTGCAGGAGAGCCCCCTAGGAGAGCTTAGGATTTACAAAGAGCCTGAGAGCAATCACCAGTATGTTATTGGTGGGGATATTGCTAGTGAAGGAGACTATTCTGCATTGGTAGTGCTTGATAGAAACACTATGGAACAAGTAGCACTCTGGTGGGGACATATAGACGAGTTTGAGTTGGCTAATGTGGCTTATAAATTGGGGACTTATTATAACGAAGCACTCATAGGAATAGAAAGAAATAACATGGGTGTTGCCGTAGTTAAGAAATTAGACGAGTTAGGGTATAGAAATCAGTATAGAATGGAAGTTTTAGACGAGTTAGGAATGAAGGTAAAAGACAAATTAGGCTGGGAAACTAATACCAGAACCAGACCTATTTTAATCAGTGACTTAAACCAAGTGGTTTTTGAAAGACAACTGATTATTAGGAGTAGTGATATAATTGGTGAAATGAAGAGTTTTGTTAAAGGTCCGAGTGGAAAACCAGAAGCACAGGCTGGTACACACGACGATTTAGTAATAGCAACAGGAATTGCTTATCAAATGTATAAGAGTGTTCCTGCAAGAATAGAGCCAGAGGATATTTATGTTAGAAATTACAAGCCTAATACTACATTGGGTAGTTTAAAAGGCAGTAAGTAATTATTTAAATTTTAATTTTATTTAATATGGCAAATGATATGCTAGATGTCTTAAATGACATAGAGATTTCTAGTGGAGAAATCGCAACTCCTAAGGAGGAAGTTACGGCGGTTTTTCCAGAAGAGACTAATGTGCCTATAGGTAGGCTTGACTACGAAGCACTAGAAAAAATGGCTAAGGAGCAAACCCTCTGGGCTGTTAAAAATGTCGGAGAGGAAGACTTAGTGTGCGACTGGGACCTAAACCTTATGCCTGAAGAGCTCAAGGGAGAGTTCGATAAGTATCTTAGTGAGAAGTACAATATGTTCCAGATTAAAGAAGCTAACCTAGATTTTAGGATTGTGGCTTTGTATAGAAACGGTAGGACTATTAACTTCCTACATCAGTTTATGACAGAAAAGAAAATTCCTTCCTTAGAAACCGTGTACGAAGGGGGTATGTCCGAGATTAAGTCCCAATTTGTACTACCTAGAGGCGTTACGGCAATTATAACTCAGTCTCAGTATGAGTCTCTTAAGAGATTTGAGAAAAAGAGAATAGTGTCTGCTTCAGGTGCATCAGATTGGAGTGGCTTTTTAGTTTTCAAGAGACTAGAGCCTGAGAAAGTAAGAAAAATCCAGTATAGTTTTGTTACCGTTCAAGATATTAAGAACAATGGCTTTGAGGCTGTTGAGAGAGATTTACAACCTATTAAGAAGTCTGCTACAATTGAGTATTCAAATGAGTTGGAAGAACTCTAATGGTGCGATTGATTACAGTTAAAGAGAAAAACAAAGACTTCGAGGCATTCTTGGCTCAGTTGAGAGAGAGTGGCTGTAGCTACGAAGCTGTAATCGTTGATGGCAAGATAACACGCCTTTATGTAAGGATTCCTGATAACGGGGATTGGAGTGATATTTCCTATGGTAGAATTCTTGGTTCAAAAATGCTATCTTATATAGAGGCGGTGTATTTGCCTAGAGTGGTAGACGGTAAATTTATTTATAACTACAATGAGCAAAAAGACGAACGAACTAACTAAGTCCCAAGAATCAACTGGAGCTCAAGAGCTGACTGAATCTCAATTGATGTTCAATGAGCAACTTCAAAGGGCTGTTGATGCATATCAGACAGGCTGTTTCTGGGACGACGGTCCTTGGGCAGATAGGTGGGAAATCCAGCGTAAGTTTGCATACTATTACTACAGCGACATTTCTCAGTCTGATGGATATAGAGCAAATGTTAAATCTCCAGAAATAGTCGGAAGAATACAAGGGACTTTACAAAAAATGAATAAGTTTAATCTTCAGTTTGTAGTAAGACCTAAGAATAAAAGAGCAAAGTTTTCAGCAGATATTACACAGATATTGCTTAATCAATTATTTGCAAGTAGACAGTTTTCATATAGATTACGAGATGCTTATCAAGACGCTGTTACCAATGGCACGGCAATATTAGGTGTTGATTGGGTTACAAAAAAGCGAGAAGTAGAAATATTTAAGAGTAATCCAGACCAGATGACTGAAGAGGAGTTGGAAAAGTATAAAAAGGACGGAATAGTCCCCACAGTAAAAGTTATTCTTGTCGAAGATGATGGAATACGACTTACAAATCATAGATTAGAGAATGTCTTGTTTGACCCCTCGGCTCAAAGTGTTAATACTGGTGAAAATAGAGCAGGGTATGCCTTTGTCACACAGGTTCTTAGTGAGAAAAGATTTAAGAGTTTATACAAAGGCAAGATGTATAAAGATGTTGATAAAGTAAAGCCTAATCGTATTGATATGACGGAAGAAGGAGATACTAGAGGTCGAGATACATTTTTAGCAGAACCTAGTGATTACAACGGAGAATATATAGAAGTTGTTAAAATGTATGATTACGATGATGATAAATACATGATACGAGCCAATGGAGTGTTTATCTACGAGGGTCCTTTGCCTTATAATGACAAAGATATTCCTCTAGCTACATTACGTGCTTATAAAGCTCCGTATCAGTTGTATGGTATAGGATTGCCAGACTTACTTATCCCAATTGTTACACAGATTGAACTTATTTCTAATGCCGTCTATGACTACATAATGTACACAACTAATCCTATGTATTTAGTCCAAAAACAGGATTATGGAGATGTTACAAGAGCTCTAGAAACTAGCAACGGTGCACCAGGAAGTGCAATACCAGTTTCTGATATTAATAGAGGTATGGCACCAATTAAATTCCCAACTTTAAGTGTAGATGTGTTCCAAGCATTAGGAATACTACAAAAGGATGCAGTCATAGCAAGTCAACAAGACCCAACTCAATTGGGTGTTATACAAAAGAATGCTACTGCAACTGCAAACATTCTTAACAAGGAAATTACTGAAGCCTATGTTATGGCTATGGTAGAAAACTTTAAGGAAGACCTAGAAAGTGTGGCTAAAATGGTGGTTAGCAGAATGCATCAGTTTATGACAGAAAAAGATGTTAACAAACTCATTAATGGAAGTAGTGCACAGGAAGAACTAGAAGAAACATTACAAAATGCAGAGAACTATGAAGTACCTGTAGAAGATAAGGGAGTAGAAATAGACTGGGACGAAAGAGAAATTCTTGTATGGGACGAGCCAGGAGAAGTAAGTTTTGTTCCTATAAAAGAAGATATTTTCAAGTATGAAGACAAAGAAGGGAATTTAATAGAAGTAAGTCCTAATGATTTTGATATAGAATTGAGCGTTGAGAGTGTTCAAGTAATAAGTAGAGCACTAGAGAAGCAAGAAGCAGCTGAAGAACTTGCACAATTAACTCCGTTTATGGTTGATACCACAGACCCTGCCAAGGTTGCACAACACCCAATGCCATTAGTAGATGCAGTTTCTCTTATGGAAGAAGTCTTTGAAAAGAAAGGCTGGGACAAGAAACATCTTATTCAGTACAACCTATTAGAGCAAGATAGTATTGCTAGAGCTAAGGCACAAAACTACGAAGCATTCAAAGGAGAGAGACCAATTGGGCATCCAGGAGAGAGTAGGGAACATATTAATATCCATGTCCAGTTCAATAAGGAAATGCAAAGAAGGTTTGAGGTTATGAAAGAAGATATTACATTTATGTTGGCACAGGGTTTGAACCCACCAGGCAATTACAAGCAAGAATTTGATTTACTTAAAGAATCTATTGCAATAATAAGCGAACATATAGCAGAGGATAGTATTCCAGCATATGCCGAGCCAATGCAGAGTATACAAAAAGGTATGGCTATGACCCAGCCTCCACAACAGGGTATAGGACAATCAGTTACCCAATCTGGAATAGGTGGTAATCAGCCAAGAGCTACTGGAATAGGCGGTAACCAGCAGGGAACTAGGCAACAGAACCCAATTGCTGATGCAGGTATGCAAGGGGGACCAGGGCAACTTGGTGGACCTGCAGGTATGTAGTCTAAATTAATAAGGTTGTAAACATGGACGAATTATTGAGTAAAGAAGAACTTAGTCAATTAATTGACGAGGTTAAAAAACTAGAGAGCTCTGTATTGCTCAGGGTTATTAAGTCTAAAAGGGACAATGCTAAAGAGGCTTGTGCTACTATGCCAGTGTATGACAATGAGAGCATTGCAAACAGAGAATTTACAAGGGGATATGTGGTGGGACTTGAATGGATTTTGAAGGATGTGTATGATTTTATAGACGAAACGGATAAACTCTTGCAAAAGAAGTCAGAATAGTCTATATTTGAATAAGACAATATAGTGTCCTAAGAAAGAGAGGCTATAAGTAGGGATTAAAGTCCTTATTTACAGCCTCTTTTTGCTTAAAGGTTCGCAACCTCAACAGCAGAAAGGCTAACGGGTCGTACCCGTCAAATAAATTAACTGGAGCACATTAAAATGGCAAAAGAGGAAAAAGCGGTAGACAGCCAAGAGGTTGTCACAGAGGAAGTAGTAGAAACTACCAAGTCTGAGGAGTCGCTACCTGAAACTAGGGCAGAAGAACTGCCTTTGGCTAGTGTAGATGAAGATGAAACTCCTGCTGATGAAGCAGAACAAGAGGCATCTGAAGACACAGAAAGCCAAGAAGAAAGCTCTTTAAAAGAGAAGGAAGAAGAAATACCTTTTAACAAGAATCCTAAGTTCCAAGAGAGAATAAAGGAAATTGAAGAGAAGTATAGTAAGAAAGCCCAGTTATGGGACACTCTTGCTAAACTTAGCAACAATGACCCTGATTTTCAATTGGAAGTAACTAGGAGACTAGAAGCTGCTGGTGAGTTGCCGAAAGGCACTTACGAGTTGGCAAAGAAAAGGTACGAAACTTCCGTAACTGAAGAAAAGGAACCCGATGAAATATCCAAGAAAGTACAGAGTCTTCCTGAGGTCCAATTCGCAAGGCAGCTTATGCAACAGAAGCAACAGGAACAGTTAGAAGAAGCACAGAGGATTGAAAAAATTCTTCAAGACTTCGAAAAACGACATCCTGATATACCTCAGTCGCCTAATCCAAGGGTTTTAAGAGCCAGGATTGCGACATTAGCAGAAAGCTACCGAGAAGAAGGTATGGAGTACGAGAAGTCACTAGAAGAGGCATACAATGTCCTATTTAATAGGGAGAGTATGTTAGCTAGTGAGCGAGAAAAAGGCGAAATTGAAGGGCAGATAAAAGCAGATGTTAGGTCTGTTGCGTCTACGCCTTCAGAGAGCCAAGCCAAGGCTTCTAGCACTGGGCTTAGGAAACTAACCCGTGAAGAAGAAGAGGCTAGAGCAGTACTTAACATGACTAGGGAAGAATATATACGATACAAGGATTCAGACGGATTTGTAGAATAATTTTATTTAAAATTTTAGGGACATATAAATATGTATAACCCAAGAGTAGTAAAAAAATCAGCAGAAGCAACAACACTAACAGTAACAGCAGGTGAAGCTATTGCAGTAAATGATTTCGTAACCATACTTACCGACGGTCAAGCAGAGGTTACAGCAGCTGGAGAGGGTATCTTCGGAATTGCATTAGAATCTGCATCTGCAGCTGGTAAGAAGATTAAAGTTCTCAGAGCACACCCAGGGATGGTTGTTATGATGGACAATGACAATGTTGGAACAACATTTGCTGCAAGTCATGTTGGTGCAAGGTTTGATATAACAGGTGCATCAGGTGCACAGCTAGTAGATACTAGCACAGCCGCACAAGATGGTACTGATGCAGGTCAGCTATTTTGTATAGAGTTTAACCCACAGGGTTATGGCTTTGACAGCGACACAAGCATAGGGTTGTTTGAAATTGCTGAAATACAAGGATTAACTAACGCCTTAGCATAAAGATTAGTAAAAGTATTTAATATTAGTGAAAATTGGAAATGAGTACATTAATGACAGTATCAGTTCCTAATGTCATAGACCCAGGTGTCAAAAAGCACTTCGTCGAAGAGTACAAACTTTCAAAAATAGATTTAGGAATAATCTATAAAATTGGAAGTCAAGAGAATGCTTCAGACGAATTTAGGAATTATACTGGATTAGCACAGCTTTCTCCCGTTGGAGAGGGTGAAACTTATTCAGAGGATGTTCCTATTCAGGCTTATGGTACAACCTTAATTCCTATTAAGTATGGGAAAACAATGCCTGTAACTTATGAAATGAGGAAATGGTCTAAGACAAAAGAAATTTGGAACGGAGCTAGAATGCTCGGAAGAGCTGCTAGTACAACAGAGCAAATAGTAGGAGCTTCAACCTTAAACTTTGGTTTTAATCCTGCTAAGACTTCTTACTCTGATGGTAAGTCTTTGTTTGCTACAGACCACCCAAGAGCAGATGGTGGAACTGCACAAAGCAATCGCTCAAACTTACCTCTTACAGAGGCGAATCTAGAGGTTTTAATCTTAATGATGGAAGGTCAACTTGACGATAGAGGACAGCTTATTAGCTGCTTCCCTAATAAATTAGTTGTACCACCTGCATTGAGAAAACCTGCTTTAGAAATTCTAAAGAGTGAGAAAAAGAGTGATTCTGCAGACAATGATATTAACGTATACAACGGACTACAGGAGTTCTATGGAACTATGAAGTTAGTTGTTTGGGATTATCTTGGAGCTGCAGCAGGAGGTTCTGACACAGCCTACTTCTTATTTGACGATAGTCAGCATAAGTTGATGTGGCAGTGGGCAGAGAAAGCTAATGTATCCAGAGACGAATCAGTAGGGTTCAAGAACGATACCATACTCTATAAGAGTAGAGATTACTTCTCTTATGGGTGGGCTGATTGGAGAGGAACTGTTGGTTCAACTGGAGTTTAATTTGAGTTAGTCTGGCTATGGCATTAACTGAACAAGATTATCTTAGAGCAGTGAATGACCCAAAGTTTATGGCAGCTCGATGGAAACAAAGGGTTGCCATAAGCCAGAGAAAACTGGACAAGTTCCTAGCTAGTAATGCTAGTGAGCAAGAAAAAAAGAATGAAATTCTAATGCACAAAAAGAGAATTGAGAAATTACGAGAAGTGCAAAAGAAAGCTAAAAGGTAGTTATGGTTAGACCCGATACCTATAAATTCGGAGGAAACCCGAAAGGGTGGTATATTAAATAACATTTAAAAGGAATAATAACATGGGACAAGGAGTACATTTTTCAGGACCACTTAAAGTTGACGGTGTAGAAATCGTCTCTGAAGGTGGTACGTTACCTGCACCTGTAGCTATTGAAAAGGGTAGCGTTACACTAGAGCTCTTAGACAAGAGTATTGCACCTGCATTTGTTGTTAAGTTTGCAGGTCAACATACAACTGCTGGTGGTGATGCTAACGAAACTGCAACAGTAACAGGTGTTTTGGCAACAGATATTGTTATTGCAACAATAGAGGACAATGGAAAAAACAATGTGACATTGCTACAAGCTGCGGCTGCGGCTAATGCAGTAAACTTCACATTGTCGGGAAATCCAGGAACAGACTGTATAATCAATTATATAGTCTTAAGGGCAGTAGCATAACAAGATATAATTTAATAAGACAATACTATGAGTGAGAAAAACATAGATGGGAATCCAAAACAGTCTACTGTGTACAGTTGGGCTACTGGTTCAGTAACAGCTGCAGGAACTGCAGCAGGAACTGATTTAACTAGCATATCAGGGTTTACTACATTGCTTAGCAATTTTAGCAACTCAACATCTGTACCAGGAGTAACACTTAAAAGGGTTCCGACTAAAATTAAAGTATGGGCTACTGGTGGTACTGCTTACATAAGGATTAATGGGGGTGATGTAATTACTGTTGGTGCAACTGCGCCTTTTGAAGCTGAAGATTTGGTAATTACCTCTATAGGGGTATCAACTGGTGGGACTGCAGTAACATTAACAGTTTACTTACAATAATTTAAAAAGCTACAAATATGGCTATAACGAAAGCAGAAAAAGAAAAATTAGAAGAAGAAATAAGAATCCTTAGTTTGAAAGTAAACGACATTAAAATGCAAAATATGCATTATGAGAAAGATACACAAGAATTATCGGAGAAAAAGGCAAATTATTTAGAAGAGGTTGAAAAGATTAAGCAAGAACTAGAGCAACTTGAAGTAGCTCGAGATGCTTCTAAAAAAGAGTTAGAAGAAGTAAAAGGTAGACTTAAAGAGGCTAAGGAGACACTTGCTAAAACAAGGGAGACCCTTTTTGAAAAGGAAGAGAAACTTAAAGAGGTTACTGCTGAAAACTTGAAACAGGAGCGTATAAAAGAAGAGTTAGAGTATAAGATTAACAACTTGCAAACTGAACTAGAAGATGCTCAAAACAAGTTAGACACTAAGTTTAATACTCTAAAAGGTTTTGAAGAGCAGTTGAGGATTAGAGAAGCATTGCTTAATAAGAGAGAAGAAATGCTAGACTTTCAAGAAAAAGGTGTTAAGATTAAAAAGTAAGTAAGTGGCACAGACAGAAGAGAAGATAGTTAAAATTGTAGATACGGATGTACATACTCGTGGAGCAAGTGTGGTCCAAGAGGGTTCTTATGGGGCATTAGTTGTACGAAGTATTGAGTCTAGTCCAACGAGTGCTACTCAATTAAACCCTAGTTACACTTTGAGTAATGAGAACAATATAGTTGCCTCAACAATGTACTTAACAAAAACCATTGATGGAATAGACTACAGGAGGGAGCTCAGGTATAATTCAGAAGGAGATTTACTCGAGATAACCTCTTGGGAAAAAATTATATAAGTTTTTAATTTAATATTATGGCTTTAACGCAAGAATGGAAACTACAAGGAACAACTGCTACCACAATAGATGCAACAGATAGTATTGCATTTAGTAATGGTACATTTGGACAACCTATACAAGTAGGTTCCTATAACGATAAAACACATGTAAGAACAAGTGGTGGTACTGATAAGTCCGCTTCAAACTCTCCGCACAATACAAAGTACTTGACTTCAACTACAATGAGTTTAAACGGGGGTGCGAGTGCAAACCTTAGTACATTAACTACTGCAAACAGCCCACTTAAGATTACAATATCAGAATCTACTAATATAACAGTAACAAATGTTAAGATGTATGCTTATGATGGAACTACAACAACAAACGCACCTAGTGGAATGAATGTGTATTTAGCAGAACAAGGAGACAGTTCATGGACACAGGCACACGGTTCGGGGAATGCATTAGAATTGGACGACCAGACAACACCTGCAACCTCACATGACTTTTATGTAGCAATAAGTGCAAGTCCTACAAGTATAGGAGTTAAGAGTGCGAATAAAATAAGAATAGAATTTACATATCAGTAAAAATAAATAATTTTAGTAAAGCACCTTATGAGGGGCTAATACAATGGAAATTAAAGAAAGTAAGTTTAAATGGATAGCGGGTCTATCTAATGGTGAAACTATAATTGAAGGAGAGGGAATAGCTTCTAGGGTAGAAGGGGAACTTTCCCCTTGGTGGAAACTTCAAGAATACCTCAAGGAAAACAATCTCACAATAAATTCTTTTTATCTCGCCTGTGGCGGGCAACATTTCAATCTCCCTAGCGTTAATCCTAAGTTTAATGGGGAAAGACCTCTAGGATACAACTGTTTCAGAATGGTTAGTACGGATAGTTTAGTTGGAGATAACAGTAAGGACGAATTATATATTTGTGCTGAAGCTATCTACAAAGACTATAAAGTTCAATTGTGGGTCGATGAAAAAGATACTCTAAAGTGCTGGGTCAATGTAATAAATTTGGAAGAGAATAGCAATGGCACAGGCATATGATGCAGTAATAGCAACAATAGTAGTAGCTTCGGACGCAACCTCTGTAACAAAGACAATGGTAAAGTCCACTACTTGGAGAGAGGGTACCTCTGGGGAGTGGAAAAGTACAAGTTGTACCTTAGAAGCTGGAAAAACTTATCAATTTAGAACTCCCAATTCTGGTTCTGGTTCGGGAACGACGGCAGTTTTGCCCAATATTAAGGCTTCTGTAACTGTAGGTTGGGACACTTCGGGAAGTACTATAACTACAGTAGGGGACTACTTTTTATATTCTTATGCTTATAATTGTACCAGTTTAACCTCCTTATCAGTACCAGACACATCAGGACTAACTACTGTAGGAGATTATTTTATGGTTTATTATGCTCGTGGTTGTAGTAGTTTAACCTCATTATCAGTGCCAGACACCTCTGGACTAACAACCGTAGGAGATTATTTTATGTATTATTATGCTGATGGTTGTACTAGTTTAACCTCATTGTCAGTTCCAGATACCTCAGGACTAACTACTGTAGGAGATTATTTTATGGCTTATTATGCTCGTAGTTGTACTAGTTTAACCTCATTATCAGTGCCAGACACCTCTGGACTAACAACCGTAGGAGATTATTTTATGTCTTATTATGCCTATGGTTGTAGTAGTTTAACCTCATTGATATTAAAGGGGGATACTGGGTGGTTTTCTAGTCATAATATAAGCTGGAGTGTTCCTTCAAGTAGGCTTAATTACTTATATGGATATTGTGAACCTGCTTACTTAACAAACTGGCAGGGATTAACTGCAACAGGTAAAACGCTTTATACAAACTATATTCAGAGTTCTAGTTATGTAAAAGCCCTTGGAAATAGTGAAAGAACCTTATATTTAAAGAGTTTCTTAACTAATAATTCACAAAGAGGACTGTATTTAGAGGGGGGTTCTGCTTCTAGTACTGGTGATAGTCAAAGAAACTTATATTTGGGTGGTTGTGATACTAGTAACTCTGAAAGAGGGTTGTATATATCAGGGTTTGATACTAGCAATAGTGGCAGGTCTTTATATATGCAAGGTTTTGCTGATGACTTCTACTCACGGGAAAGTGCCGACGACTTGGAAAGCAATGACACAACTTTAGCAACTACTTTTTCAGAACAGGATTATACAGACGTAGAAAATGATGATAATGTTTATGTAGACTTACAAGGAACTGCACGGTACATGAAGTTTCTCTTTAAGGAGTTTAATGAAAACGAAAGTAACACTCAGAAGTTTACTATAACTTGGAAAGGAAAGAGTAGTGTAGCACCAAGTAGTTCAACTGTATACTTACAGGTTTATAACAGAACACTAGGACAATGGGAGACATTGGCAAGTAATAACACAAGTCCAGCAAATACAAAGTTTACTTTAACCGGGACACAGCCTACTAACTTAGAGGATTATTATGATGCCAACTATGTAATTTCAGTGAGGGTATATCAAGATGGCATGGTATAACAGTAGCTGGAAATACAGGGTAAAAATAACAGTAGACCATTCTAAGGTTGGTTCTGATTTAACAGACTTTCCTGTTTACGTTGATTTAAGCACTCTTCCCTCTGGTTTTCACACCAATGTTAAAAGTGATGGCGGCGATATTAGGGTAACACGCTCTGATGGAACAACAGAATGTCCAAGAGAGGTTGTTTTTTACGACAGCACTAATGACAAGGGGGAACTACACTTTAAGGCTAATAGCCTATCTAGTACTACTGATACAGTTTTTTACATTTATTATGGAAATAGTAGTGCAACAGAACCTGCTGTTGATAGTACATATGGAAGAAATGCAGTATGGAGTAATTACAAGGCAGTTTACCATATGAACCAAGACCCCACGGGAACGGTTATAGACAGCTCAGGGAATACTCCTTTTAATGCAAATGTCGACTTAGATTCTAACGACCTTACTACTGGGAAACTAGGTTCAGGTATAAAAAAGGATACTGGAGAATATTTTAGAAATGCCACAGGGATATCTTTTTCTTCTGGTAGTAATGTAACTTTTCAGGCGTGGATGTACCCAACTGGAAAGGGTGCAGGGGCGAATCCTGGTATATGGAGGGCAGGAAATACTTCGACAGGAACAGAAGCATTTAATATCTTAAATGGAACAACTAGGAGACCTTGGGTAAGATGGGCGGCAACAGACATTTTGAAACCTACAACAGGATATCAAATACCAGAGAATGAGTGGACTTTAACCCATTGGGTAGTCGCCTCTAATTCTTCCGTAACCTTTTATGCTAACGGTAGCTCACGACATACTGCAAGTCATTCTAAAATAACACCTGCTTTCACAATATATAACTTTGGTTGGCAGTATTCTTTAACAGAGGAGGTGTTAGGAACATATGACGAGGTCAGGTTTATGGCATCTACTTTATCGGCTGATTGGGTAAGTGCAGAATATACCAACCAAGCAACGCCCACAACCTTTTATACAGTAGGAACACAGGAGGCAGGGAGTACAGAAGCAAACAGTATAAGGGGGCTGTACATCCTTGGAAAAAATACTGGCAATTCTTACAGAACACTATATATACAGGGTTCTCAAGTATTGTCAACGGATTATTTTAATGTGGTGTTTAGCGAACCTTCTATTAGTGATTTTAGTGAAAGAAGTTTATATTTGCAGGGTTCATTAAGTAGTAACTCTGAAAGAGGATTATTGTTAGAG